GTTACTAATAAAGCATTTAAATGCTCAGAAAGATATTCAAGCTCAGCCATTTATAGAAAATACTCTTGCTCAGGATCTCTTGAAATCCAAGACGCCAATTCAGATCCATCTTTATCAAACAGCGTGACTTGTTTTGATTCTTCGGCTTTGTGATAACGTGGCTCATCTGGATAGTCGACACTTAAACCTTCGCTGGTTTGCTTCACAATCACACGTTCAGTTAGTGGCAACTGAATAGCCAAATCAACTTTATCATTTGCCAAAATTTCAGCTTCAAACTTAATACCCGATTTAACATTATCAAGGTTGGCCATCAAATTAGATTGATTCATACGAACCCAATCCAATAATGGAATACTGACTGCAGCAAGATCACCAGCATAATCGGTTAAAATCATTGTGAGGGTGTATTCATATTCAAATGATAAACCGTTTGCCATCGTACTCCGTACCGCACCATCATCAACAAAAATAAGGATGCGGTCAGGATCACGACGTAGTTCAGGAATCGCATCTAAAAGATATTTTCTTAAACTATCGGGTTTTTTCATGCTGCTTTAGTCTCACTATATAGTGGTTCTAAATGATCATATTCTTTTTGGAATTTTGCCTGGTACCCAAGTCTTTTATAATTAGGACCATTATAAAGTGTGAAAACCACATCCCAATTCTTTGCTCGCAGCGCATCAATTAAAGCAACTTTTTTCTTTTCAATAATGCCTGTTTTCCATTCAATAAAACGGATGAAAGCTTCCAACTGGTTTGACTCACTTACAAATTGTTGATCAACAAATTCTTGTACAGATGCATAGCCTAAATCTTTCCAGTTTTCACCCATCACCTGAAACTGCCCCCATGATGTTGACATCAAAGCACATTCAACATCGATTTGCTTTGCTTGTTCCAGTCGAACATATTCGGCTTCATTTCCCTGATATCCACCATATTTACGATTAACAATATTCGGTCGTTCAGTTTCCATTTTATTGGCAAAAGCTGTGCCTTTTTTCAAACGCAAATATGCATACATTCGATGGCGTTCAAATAGAATTTTAGGTTTTCCGTTTTTAAGAAACCCAACGCCTTGACCTTCAACTGCACCAAAAACACGGATGACCAATTCAGAGACTTTTAGGCGCTCAGCTGCTTTTTTATAATCACTATCTTTAAGCAATTTTGAGATGTTTTGTTCCAGAAGGGCACTGCGCGTCTTATCCCCTACTTTGCCATCTGCAACCAAATTTTTTTGCTTTTGGAATGTAATGACAGCATATTCAGTAGAGGCTCCAAAATCACCATCGATGGAAAGTTCTTTCCCTTTAACGCCTTTAAAACCAAGCTTTTTAAGCTGTTGCTGCAATGTAATTACATCACTGCCTTTTGACCCAAATTTTAAGATTGCTTGCATTATGTTGTGCTCCAGATAAGTTTTGCGACATTACCTTTTGCACGGCAAATTAGGACCGCCAAAAGTACTGCAAAGATGGCATCCCATAACGTGACAGGATCTTTAAAAAAGAGAATATGAATTGATTGCCCGATAAAAGCAGCAATAAGAATCGTGGCCAAAATTGAAAAGCCATGACGATGGCGGAGGCCTTCAGCATCAAAACAGATGATCCGTAGACCACAAATCAAGTAGGCAATCAGAGCAATCAGTTGAAACATAATTTCGATCATGGCTTTCCTCCTCCACGAAACTTATTCCAGATGTCAGATAGACTCGATTGGTCTACCCAGACCATAGCTTTTAAGATAATCGGTAGTGAAAAAATTGAAGCAATCATTCCTGCCGTTGCATCGTTAGTAATGAAAGTTCGAGTTGTCACTTCTGGTGCAAGTAAATACCCAATACCAACGGCAATGATCATTGTCGAAAGTCGTTGTAATGGTTTTAAATCTTTTTTCGTTGTAGCAAATAGAGCTGCTCCAAATACTGCCCCAAGCAATGCATTCCCATTTACAAATGGAAGTAATGAAGCTGCACTAATTGAAACTGCTGTAATTGCTGAAGTTGTAGTTGGTTCTGGCATTATTAATCCCACAGTTGTACTGTTTGCTTGATTTGTTGTGGTGTATCGATATCAGGAAGAATTACAGAGGTGCCAATGGGCAAAAAAATTCCTATATCGGCCAAAGCTGGATTTGCTTCGAGTACCTTTTCAACTACACCCGAACTGCGTCCGTAATATCGCCAACAAATTGAGTTGATAGTGTCATTTTGAATAGCTGTAATGGTTTTGCTCATATCAACTCAACTATGCTGTGGTTTTCGCCTTTTAGCTGTTGAATCGCCCATTGCTTATTTCGTCGGTAGTCATCAACTGAACAATCCATCGATTCTGATTTTTTTTCACCAGAATTAGTACTGTCATAGTTACGATAAATTTCGTTTACTTTTGCTGCTACACCATTCGATACGGCTGAAAAATAAAGCACTTCAGTATCTGCTTTACCGTCAATTTCATTAACAGCTAAATCAACTAGCTTTTCGGCTTTCATCACTAAGTTTGCAAGTAAACGATTTACATCGATGACTTCTTCCCGAGTAAGTTGTTGCAATCGAACATCGGTCACTGATCCGTCGATCCGAACAAAACTGCGGATCTCATCTAGAGAAATTTCAGGAAAAAAGGTGCCACTTGAAATAGTGATATGACTTGGGGTTATTGCACCGTTTGCGATAAATCCCATGTAGATCTCCTTCTTAATGCACTGGGAGGGGCAATGGCTCGGTGAAGATTTACTGTGACGTTAAGATCACGACCATTGCACTCCAGTGCGGTGCGGGGCACTTATTCAGAAGTCGGTACCATATTGCCGTGGTCATCAACCACAGGCGTTCCATTTTGATTTAACAAAACGTCGGTAACTTCTGTTTGTTCGTTTTCATTAACCACTGAATTTTCGTTTGATAAAACATTCGTGGCTTCTGGCTGTGTAGAATGTTCAGATGATTGAGATTCATCTTTATTAAAGATTGCATTCAATTTACTGGCTAGTTTGGTCATCTTGTTTAGATCAGTACGCCCGCCACATTTGTCATCGAGCTTACATGCCTGGTCTAAGAAATCACGAGCACGGGTCGCATGCACTAAATCAACTAATTCTTCACCAGTGACAAAACGCATTTCAGTTTTACCTAAGGCTAAGTAAAGCTTAGCTTTTACTTCATCAGGCATATCACGCTTTGATTGAGCTAATGATTCATCTGCAATTAACTGCTCTAAACGCTCTAATACAGTGATATCAACTGCAACATCAGTTTTAAGAGTTTTTAAAAATTCATCAGCAATATCTTCAGTAATAAAGCATGCTTCAGAACGTTCAAAACGATCTGGTAGTTTTAGTCCATGTTCAAGAACATATTCAGCAATATCGAGTGCAAATTCATAATCACCGATATCAATTGCCCAAACTAAAATCTCAGTGATAACTGCGTCTTGAACACCAGGCTTCACTTCTAAAATGCCTTCAACATAAGGCTTATAATTTGGAAGTAACTGGCGTTTCAGTTCGATTTTATTTTGTTTTGACTGAATATTTTTGAGACGATTTTTATCACTGTTGAGCTGCAAAAGTTGCTGCTCATAGGCGTTTGTATTTAGCATGGTACCGAACTCCGCAGCTGTTTCAGCTGCGGATTTGGCCTGATGCTGTTGGAAATGCTTTCGAGCCAAGTTCATATTGAATTACTCCGGCTGAATTTCGATGTTTTCAGCCATACAAGCAAGACCAAGATCTTCGATGTAATAATCTTCATTTGAAGATTCATAGTTTTCAATCTGGTCACGTTTTGGATTGTCGATGACTGTACGACGACGGGCACCCTCTTGAACATAAATCGATAAGTTATCGAAAGTAGTTACAAAGATGATTCCTTCAGGGAAAAACGGTACTGAGTAAACAGGCAATCCACCCATACGTTTTTGGCTAATGATGATGTCCGCAGCCAATTTTTCAGAGTTGTCTTGGTCTTTGTTTACAAGTGGGAA